GCAGTTAGCAGCCCACTATGGCGTCGATTTGCAGGAAGCAGCCTATGCACAGGACAGCGTGCAGACGCATAACCAGGGCTATAACGACGGCCACGTCGACCCCAAGGTCCAGTCCCTGGAAGCCCAGGTGCACAACCTCCAAACCAACAGCAACCTCGCCATCGTGAATGCCTTCGCGGGAGAGAAAGACGAACAGGGCCAGCTCACGCACCCACACTTCGACGATGTTCTCGATGACATGATGAACGATATGCGGGCTGCTCAGGCGATGGGTCAACAGCCGGCACTGAAGGATCTGTATGAAAATGCATGCTGGAAGAACACCTCGGTACGCGAAAAAATGCTGGCTGCACAAAGCAGCGTAGCAACCTCCGAAGCCCAGAAAGCGGAAGCGGAGAAGAAAGCGCAAGAGGCCAGACAGAAAGCGGCTCAAGCCAGGAAGGCAGCACAGAGTGTAAGTGGCGACGCTGGCAGCTCGGTAGAAACCAAGCCACAGTACGCCACCATTGAAGAGGCCGCAGCGGCGGCTTACGACAACGCAACCTAACAATGGAGAGAGCCAATGGCTAACCCAAACGTCTCGGAAATTATGACGACAACGCTGGAATCCCGTACCGGGAAGCTGGCCGACAATGTCTCCGAAAACAACGCTATCCTGTATCGCCTGCGCGAGAAGGGAAAAAAGAAACCCGTCTCTGGCGGTAACGTAATCTACCAAGAGCTCGAATACGCGGAGAACAGCACCTACAAGCGCTACTCTGGTTATGAGACTCTGGACATCAGTCCTTCCGATGTCTTCACCTCTGCTGAGTTCAACTGGAAACAGGCTGCTGTTGCAGTGACCTGCTCAGGTCTGGAAGAGCTGCAGAACTCAGGCCGTGAACGCGTGATCGACCTGGTATCGAGTCGTGTCTCGAACGCTGAAAAGACCATGTCGAACAACATCGCTGCTGATATGTACTCCGATGGCACCGCTGATGGCGGCAAGCAGATCGGTGGCCTACAGTACCTGGTGGAAGACACTGGTGGTGCATCAACCAGCACAGTTGGCGGTATCGCTCGCGGCACCTATGCCTTCTGGGAAAACTATTCCTTCGATGCAACCACTGACGGCGGCGCAGCTGCTACAGCGGCCAACATCCAGGGCTACATGAACCAGGTGTACCTCAGCATCAGCCGCGGCACAGATCACCCTGATCTGATCCTGGCTGACAACGCTTATTACAAGCTGTACTGGGAATCACTGCAGGCAATCCAGCGTATCACCAACGAAAAGCTCGGCGAAGCTGGCTTCATGAACTTGAAGTACATGAACGCTGATGTCGTCTTCGATGGTGGCTACAACGGCAACGCTCCGACCAACCATATGTACTTCCTGAACACGGATTACATTCACTGGCGTCCTCATGCACAGCGCGACATGGTTCCTCTGAACCCGGACCGCTTCGCAACCAACCAGGATGCCGTGGTCAAGCTGATCGCTTTTGCGGGCAACATGACCATGTCGAATGCGTTCCTGCAGGGCGTCCTGAAAGACTAACCGGCACAGGCCAATAACTTAAGAGGAAATAATCATGTATCAAATGATTGGAATTGACCCGGCCCTGACTGCGAATACCATTCCGCAGTTCACGCCGGGTACACATGGCATCGACAATGATGGAAAGATTTACAAGTACATGATGTACGACGAAGCCACTGCCGCTGTAGATGGCGTTGCTGGGGAGGTGGCGTATTATGTCGCCGACACTGGCTACCCTGCTCACACTGTGACATCCGACCTGTCAGACTCTGACGAAGTCGGCGCTGGTGTGCTCCAGGTTGTCATGTCAGATAACGAGTACGCCTGGTTTCAGATCAAGGGCGTAGCTGTGTTGAGTATCGCGCTGACAGCAGGTGCTGACGGCGATAATGCAACACCCACGGGGGCTGGCGACGGCACTCTTGACCTGGTTACGGCTGCGACTGATCACATTTGCGCGATCATCAATGACGTAACAGCACAGGAAATCATCTGCGATTTCCCGTACTAGGTAGCAATCAGTAAACCTGAGATGGCCCTTTCGGGGGCCGTCTTTTAACCACCACACCACCGACCACTGAGGCACGACCAATGAACCAAACACCCGAATACAGCATGGACGTAAGCATTCCCGGCGTAGGCGTTACAGAATCACATCAGCCCGCGCCACCCGTACCAACAAACCAATATCAGGCGCCACAGCCAGGCATGACCGACTGGGCGCTACAAGAAGCCGCCAAGCGCGAGCTGTCGCAGGGCGTATACCCCGCCTTTTACACCAAGGCGGTCGAGGACCCGGTGCAGACCCGCGAAAAGGGTCGCCCGATGTTCATGGACCAGGAGTGGGTCCGCATTACCATACGCGGCGACCGTAATAGCGTCACTGATAGGCCCGTCAAAGACGAGGACCGCACACAGCGCTGGCCGGCACTGTATACCGCCTTCAGCCGCGGACAGAAGCGCGCAGACTTCGGCACACCGCTGGAAGAGTGGCCGTTGGTCACCCGCAGCGCAGCTGAGAACTTCAAGCACCACAACATCTATACTGTTGAAGACCTGGCCGGCCTTGATGACCAGGGCATCCAGAACATCGGCATCGGTGCGCGTGATATGGTCAAAAAGGCGCAGGCCTATCTTGACCAGGCAGAAGACAGCGCCACACCGGGCAAGCTGATCGACAAGATTAATCAGCTCGAGGTCCAGATCGAATCGCTGCGGAAAAACAACGATGAACTCGGGCAGGTCGCTGAAGGCGCTTACGACATGACCGGTGAGCTGCAGTCGCTGCGGCAGGAAAAGCAGGTATCCGACACAACCATTCAGAACCTTCAGGTCGAGGTGTCCTCGCTTGAAGAACGTCTTGCTACCTCCGAGATGGAGCTGGCGCAGGCACGAAACGAGCTCGATACCGAGCAGAAAATGCACCGCGGTACCAAGGGCGCGCTGACCAAGCTGAAAAACCAGATGGCTGCGCAGAAAGAGCCCGCATAACGTAAAACAACCGGGAGAAGTCCGATGGCCGAGAACCTGCTGCAAATCTGTCAGAACGTATCTGACAAGATACAGATCGACTCGCCAGCCTCGATCATCGGATCCTCGAACGAGGTGTCGCGGCACATGAGAGCCGCTGCAAAGGACGAGATCCAGGCGCTCAAGCGCAGACCAGAGGATGGCTGGGATATCATGGTGAAGGAGCACGTATTTAGCACGACTCCAGTTGTTAGCGGGACAGTCACGGCAGTGATTGGTGATCTCGTTCAGGATTCTGGCGAGACTTTCGAGGCATCTGGTGTACTGATTGGCGATAAGATCTCAAATACGACGGACGGATCAACCACAACGATCACAGCATTTTCAGCCGCTGATGTGCTCGTCGTTGCCGACCGAATATTCTCTGCTGGTGATGCATACGAGATTTATCAACAGTATTACGACCTGCCCTCAGATTTTGGTCATTTCGTTGACGATACCCTGTGGGACCGAACCCGATTCTGGAAGCTGCGCGGCCCGCTGACACGCTCAGAGTGGCAGAAGTACAAATCGTCGGTGCTGGGCGATACGGTCACAAACCGCATGCGCTGGCAAATCAGATCCGACGAAGCAGCAACGAATCCAGAGAACAAGTTCAATCTCGACCCGATACCAATGGAAACACACGAGGTCGTTTTCGAGTACGTCATCAAGGGGCCGGTAAAATCGGCTGCCGGCGCCGTGCAGGAAACATGGCTGGCGGATACGGACGAGCCGCTACTGGATCAGTGGCTGATCGAGCTGGGCATTGCCTGGCGATCATTAAAAGCATTAGGACTTCCTTACGACGAGGAACTCAACGAGTACGAGACCCAGGTTGGGGCTGCGATTGGTCGTGACGGTGGTGGTCGTATTCTCAGCCTGGCTCGTGCACCTATGACCTCGCTTATCACCATATGCAACGTGCCTGATACCGGGTTCGGCCCATGATGCCATCGCGCTCTGATCTGCGTAAGCAGCGCCTCGGGCAGTCAAGGCGCACACCGTTAGCAGCACCTGTTCCTGTGGTTGGCCCTTATGGCGGGCTCAATACCCGCGACGCGCTCGACTCGATGGAGCTGACCGACGCCGTCGTGATGGACAACTTCTTCCCTGGTGAGGGCGATATAACCATCCGGGGCGGCAAGGCCGAGGTATTCGACAGCAACGAGCAGACCGCAATCGAGTCGCTGCACGAATACCACGCGGGCACCACGCGGCAGTTGATTGCAGGCGTCGATGGCCGACTCTATGACCTGACCGCAGCAGTGACAGGCACAACGGACGGCACTACGGCAAGCCACCTGATCCACGGTGGCGTAGACTTCGCCGCGGCCGGCGTGGCCACCAACAGCATTGTGCAGAACACCGATGACGGGACCTATGCGAACGTCACCGTTGTCGCTCTCGGTGATCTCACCCTGAGTGCTGATATCTTTGTATCCGGCGAGAACTACTCGATCCAGACACCGATCGGGACCGGATTTTCTGATGATGACTGGGACGCCATCAACTTCGATGACGAACTGATCCTGGTCAACAGCAACACCGCAGACCGCGCCAAGCGCTGGGACGGCACCACGCTGTCAAACTCGGCCTGGACAGGGCCATCACCCGACGACGGCATATTCTCTGGCGTACACGTACACAAAGAGCGATTGTTCTACTGGACCGGGCGCGATGCCGATTTCTGGTATGCCGATAACGTGTATGCCAAGACCGGCACCATTGTGAAATTTCCGCTGTCGCGCGTCGGCTCGTTCGGCGGCGTGTTGATTGCCATGGAAACCTGGACCATGGACGCAGGCGCCGGCAAGGATGACTTCGCCGTGTTCCTGATGTCATCCGGCACGGTCATCGTGTACGAAGGCGTGGATCCTGGCAACTCGACACTGTGGGGCCTGGTAGGTATCTATGAGACTGCCGAACCTGTCGGCGGGCACGAGGCCATGGTGAAGATGGGACCCGATGTATTCATCAACACCAAGGAAGATATCGTGCCGCTTACAAAGGTTATGCGCGAAGGTTACACCGGCAACCGGTCGAAGATATCCGGTGCCATACAGACCGCATTCAACTCTGCCGGCGACGTCTTTGGTTGGCAGATGATGCTGGCCCCCGAGGGTCGACGGTTATATGTGAACTATCCAAGCACGGTAGCTGATACCTACTTCCAGTACGTGATGAACACCATCACCGGGGCATGGTGCCGATTCAAGGACCTGCCTGCTGCCTGCTGGGGGCGCTATAACGGCACCACCATGTTCGGCGGTACCGATGGTATCGTGTACAACCTTTCTGCGGACAGCGACGACGGCACAGCCATAGACGGTATTGTGCAGCAGGCGTGGTCTGACTTCGGCAGCCCCTACGAGAAAAACCCGGTGATATGCAGGCCAGTGCTGTCCGCTGATGGCGATATCAATTATGACTTTGCGGTCGGCTTCGACTTTGTGCCTGCAACACCATCATCACCCGCCAGCGCATCATCGACGGGGGCCACCTGGGACGTGGCCGAGTGGGACGTTACCGACTGGACATCGGAGTATCTTGTATACACTGGCTGGTCTCCATGCTCAGGCAAGGGCCAGATGGTATCGAGCACCTTACGCGTATCGGCAAAACAGAGGATTGCATGGCTGAGAACAGACTTCAGAGCGAAGATGGGCGACAGGCTGTAGAAGTACTCTATGGCGAGGACGCGCTTGTCATGGGGTGGCACATGGCGCACTTTTGCCAGGAGGGTACGCCTGACAATTACCATGCCGTTGGTATAACGCTGGGTGGTATTTTGATCGCCTCTGTCGTATATTCACGGTACAGGCACCCGGATGTTGAAATACACATCATGTCCACAGACAAACGATGGTGCACCAGGCGGACGCTGAGACACATATTCAACTATCCGTTTATACAGCTCGAGTGCAATCGCGTGACCGCGCACACAGACCCAGCCGTCCCGGCAGTCTGTAACTTTCTTCAACGTATAGGCTTTGTCAAAGAGGGGTTAATCCGTGAGGGTTCCGCTGATGGCGATGTCCTCTTATTAGGTATGTTACGGCGAGAGTGCCGATGGATTAATTGATATGGGCGGAATAGTAGACAAGATTTTCGGATCCCCACCCGATGCGCCAAACCCACAGGCGACGGCTGATGCGCAGATGGGCGTTAACCGCGAGGCCATTCGCGAATCGGCATTGATGAACCAGATCAACCAGGTCGGTCCTGGCTATAACATCAACTGGTCCGGTGAGTTCGGTAGTCCTGACAGGACCATGACTTATGGCCTTGACCCACAGCGTGAGGCATTAGCCCAGCAGATGGGGTACAGCGCGCTCAACCAGGGCGGATACCTGGGTGGTGATATCGACTATTCAGGCGTTGCCGGCGTCCCGAATTACGGTGACTTTGGTCAGCGGGCGGGCGAAGTCGAGACCACCATGTACGACGCACTGGTGTCTCGCATGCAGCCTGATCTCGATCGTCGCTGGAGCGCGCAGGAAGCCAGCCTGGCAGAACGCGGCATCCCACTTGGCGGCGAAGCCTACACTGACACCATGGAGTCGCTGGCGCGCCAGGAACAGGATGCCTACATGGGCGCAGCTGGCCAGGCTGTCGGTCTTGGCCGTGACGAAAGCAATCGCCTGTTTGGTCAGCAGATGGCCTCACACCAGGCCGGCATGGGTGATATCTACACCGACCGCAACCAGAAGATGAGCGAACTGGCAATGATGCTGAATGCGAACCCGTACAACCAGTCCCAGATACAGACACCGACCCAGTACCAGATGTCGCCTGCTGACATGATGGGCATGACGGCCAGCAACTACAACGCGGCTGTGGGTAACTACGGCTCCAAGGTTGGCGGCCTGTCGCAGATCGGCGGCATGGTTGGCATGGGCGCGATGATGTCAGACCGCAGGCTGAAAGAGAACATTGTTCCATGTGGAACGCTGGCGAGCGGGCTGCCGGTCTACGCGTTCAACTACCTTGGCAGTTCCGACCGGTATATCGGCGTGATGGCGCAGGATGTCATCGAGGTTATACCCGAGGCCGTGGTCACTGACAGGAATGGCTATATGGCCGTTAATTACGGGCTGCTACACTGATGTACGACCCGCGCAGAGAACTGGCTGAACGTATTGCCCAGCAGCAGCGGGCGAATACGCCGCCGCAACCAGCCATGGCGAGCCAGCAACCGACGTATGTGCAGCCACAGCCTATCGATACTAGCGGCGGCCTTAATCAGGGCATGAGCGGCGTATCCAGCATGGCAGGCCCGGCAATGATGAAGGCGTTCGGTCCTGGTGCCGGTGCTGGAGCAGCTGGCGCTGGAACCGGGGCAGGAGCAGGCTTTACAGGTGCAGGTGT